CTTCCGCTTTGAGCCGGAATCGCTCGGAAGTAATACCTCTGGCAAGCGGCTAACTCGCCTTGAAGTGTGCCAGTTGCGGTTTGAAACGCGGTGGCTACTGAGCCCGCCTCTAATTGAACACCCCAAATATCCAAAACTGAACCAGAAGCAGCCTCTTGTCCTATTTGTAAATTTACAAAACTATTGCTACCTATTGTTTTTCCACTAATACTAGGTAGGCTAAATTGAAAAGAAAACCTAGTCCAAGAAGTAGTGGTGCTGTAATTTTGAGCCGTCAAATTTATAGCAGTTGAACCACCAGTACCAAAATTTTGACTAATTATGACGCTGCCAGTTCTATTAGAATCTGATTTTGCCCAAAAAGAAAGTGTGACCGTTTGTTCAGCAAAAGTTCTCACATCTTCAATCGGCTGACTCAATGCGCGGTAGGTTGTAGTGCTGCCTACTGTTGTTATAGTTGAACGAATAAAGAATTCTGCTTCATAACCTGCTACCGGCGCAGAACCAGGGGTAAATGTTTCTCGCGTAAAACTTGTAGCAGTAGGTTCTGCATTTACACCACCCCTTCTCCATCTATCTGCTAAATAAGTAGCACCTACTGGATTAGTAAAACTTGTTCCGCGTTGCCAAATACCAAAATTACCATTGATAATTTTATTTTTGCCAGCCGCAAAATTACCCTGCCAACGAAGTCCGGTGGTAGCGGCACTATCCGCGACAAGAGTGTCGCCATTTGAGCCGACTGCTAAGCGAGCTGGAGTGTCAGCTGCGGTGGCGGTGATGAGATCGCCTTTGGCGTCAACTATCGCGTTTTGAATTGCGTTCGCGTCATCGCTTGTGACCCAAGTGAAATCCATATCCGTATTACTGGTCTTCGATAACACTTGGCCGGTTGTGCCGCCCTTGAGATCGACCAACGACGTATCGATGGCATTTCCAAGGGTTCGCATCGCGAGAGCCCCATCTTTGACCAAATCGGTATCGTCGGGCGTTTCCCAACCGAAGTTCGTTGTTGTTGCCATTAGCTGATAACTCCTATCGCGTCTTGCCATTCTAGCGTACTGAGGATGCTATTCCAGCTCTCTGCGCCTGAGACTTGATCCCATCGTTGCGCTACTGCTGAAAATTCTGTGGGTGTTGCGTTGAGGGTAATTGATAGCCCAGAGAGCGACGCCCTAAATGTCCAGCCTTCAACGTATCCGGTGAATTCGCCGCCTAGCATTTGAGGCGGAAGGTTAGTGATGCGAACTGGCTGGCCCATAAACACATTGAGTAAAGCGTCTCGGTCTGCGTCATCGATTTCAGGAGACTGAAGTGGGAAGGTAATCGAACGGAATTGGTATCGAGGGTAAGCCCGAAGCTGAATCAATCTGTCGGCCATATCCTCAACGTCTGCGGTGTTTTTGACGTAACTGGAGAACTGCTCGGCATATAGACCATAGGTCGCTTGTGAAACAGTATCTTGGGCGGTGTATTGGCTGGTGAAGTTGTTGCCGTAATCAATAACAATTTTGTTGGCCAAGTCGCCCTGACGCTGGACTATGCCGATTCCCGCGCCGAGGGCGTGACTGGCGTCTAGATCGGTGTATCCGTTGGCCACTAGGTAATCCTGTCGATGGCTGGCGTCTGCGTATCCAATAAGGCCGTTAGAGTCTTCGTAGAGATACCCAAGGGCTGAGGAAGCAATTTGATTGGCGACGTTAGCAATAACCTGATCCTCAATCTGTCGGCTACTCATCGTATATTCGCCAGCATCAATCTCGCCTAGACCAATATTGGAAGCGTTAGCCCAAGTCTCGGTCGGGTCATAACTATTCCAAGTTTCAGCCGGTGGTAACTCATTCCAACTATTGAGCAGTAGTTCATCCAGTAAATCTAGAATCTGTGCGCCGTCTAACCCTTCAGCAAGATTGCCGTTGAATATAGCTCTTTGGAGTCGGCTAAGTGGCCCAATGGCGGTTATGTTGATTGTGGTAACTGCGGCTTTATTTCCAGCCGTTCTAACTATCTGACGAAGGTCAGAAATACGACCGCCGAAGATAGGAACGAAGTTGCCCGAAGTGTTTTTGACTTCGATGGTAATCGCCGTATTGACGCTGAAGTTATAAACTGTATTGTCGGTGTTGATAAGTTGCAGTTCGCAATATCCGGCAGGAGTTGGCGAATTGACGTCGGTGCGGCCCGAAGTAATAGCAAGGTTGGCAAGGGTTACTGACGTAACGTCGTTGCCGTTACTCTTGACTCGCCATTCAGGAGTCCAAGCCGTCATAGAACCTGAGCCGTATCTCTAAGGCCTCCGCCGCCGCCTGTGCCTCGGTTGGTGGCTTGATTGAGAGCATCGACGACGGCTCGGCTAAATCCTTCTTCATCAATCACAGTTGGAGCCTGAACGACGATTGTAATATCTCCGCCTCCGTCATCTGGTCGCGTATTTCCTCTACCGCCAAATGCGCCTCCGCCTGTGTCTGTGTATCCAATAAAGTCGCGTACAAATTCGCTAGGGTTGCCGATTTCTGGGATGCTAAATACTGGAGTGCTTGATGCGCTGGAACTTCCAGATGCAGAACCCGATCCTGAACCGCTACCAGCTCCGCCGCTACCGCCTGAACTTGTGCCCCTACCTGAACCGCTTCCTGCTCCGCTGGAACTGGAGCCACCAGTAGAACCGCCAAATGGCAGACTTCCCGGACTTACTGTGTTAGTTCCTGGCCCTGAACTGCTTCCAATGTTCGGAATAGTTCCAATGTTAGGCAAAACTGGAATAGCGTTATAAGCGCGAATAATGCTATTGATGATATTGATAGCGTCATTGGCAAGATTCTTTATTGATGTTACGACTGTCGCGACAATATTGACAATGCCTGAAACTGCCGTTGCAACGCCTTTGACTGCGTTGATAAGTGCGCCGCCAAATAATGGAATCAAAAAGTCTTTAGCGAACTTCCATAAGTCGCGCAAAGCATCCTCATTATTCTTGAAAGCAATAATGATTGGATCAACTGCCGTCGCCTTCAACTCTTGAAACTTTGGGATTGCCGTGTCAGTAATGAAAGTCAAAAGTTTCTCAATAATAGGCAATAAAGCCGTTCCGACTGTCTCTTTGGCTTCATCAAACGCCACTTGCAATCTTGCGATTCGGCCCTCGAAAGTGTCAGCTTGAGTCGCGGCGGCTCCGCCGAAAGTTGTGCTGAGTTGATTTATTGCGCCTTCGAGACCTAGAGTCTTTATTTCAGCGGTTGATAAACCAATTCCTAAACGACTGAGGGAGCTCGTGTTACCTTCATACGCTTTACCTAAGGCGTTAGATACTGTCTCGACGTCTTTACCAGTAGCCGCTGAAACGTCTAAAGCAATATTGAGTAATTCTTGCGATTTCTCGACTGATCCTGTGGCGACTGCTAAACGCTGAAGGGCTGGGCGAAGTCTGTCATCGGCGACACCGGTGGCAAGTGAAGTCTTGCGAATCTGCTCCTCGACTGCGGCGATTTGTGCATCTGTCGCATCGGTGACGTTTTCTAGGGCTAAGGCTAAACGCTTCTGGGCGGCTTCGTCTTCAATAGCGGCCTTGACACCTTCGATTGCCAACTTGCCAGCATAAGCGGCGGCGGCAGCTGCGGCGGCCGCGAAAGCGGCGGCGGCTACCTTGGAGAACTTCTCTAACTTACCGCCGAAGCCTTCTACTTCCTTTTCGCCGGTCTTGAGATTCTTCTTGAGATCATCAACGTCGGCAAGAATCGAGAGCTTGAGCGTTCTACTTCCTGCCATTACTTAGTCCATTCTTTCATAATCTTGCTCAACGCTTCTTCCCATTGACGAATCAATTCAGGCTGAATCTTGCGTAGGGCTGGGTAAATGAAGTAGCCAGAATTGCCTCGGCCTCGGCGCGGTGTGCGCCTTGGGAACTGTGGGTAACGATTAGACCCGAACTCATAACCAGCCCAGATGTCCCGAGTCGATCCTCCACCAGATAGACGTTGAGATGCGAAGCCGTAACTGAGTTCGCCAATCTTGCTCGACTTGCTAACCCGAACGCCTTGAACGATGCGGCTGACTGCCGATTGTCCGAATCGACGACTAAGCGAATAGGATTTGATTTCGTTGGCGGCGTAGGTTGCCAAGGCTGACGACTCGCGTTTAGCGGCATCAACCGCTTCATCATCCATCGCCTTGAACGCGCCAATAATCGAGCGAAGTTCGCGCTTGTCGTATGTGATGGGTTCATTTGCCACCTTTGCGCTCCTTCAATATCTCGATTGCCGTTAGAACTTCGTTGATGTCTGTCCATTCGCTCATCGGAATTCCGGTCGCTATTGCTACTTCAATAAGTAGCCTATTTACGCTTCCGGATTCGTAGCTTTTGGGCTTTCATCTCCAATCAAAATCTCATCTACTGACAACTCCCAAATCTCTTGCGACTTGGTAGGTTTTCCAGCCGCTTCGCGTTTGTACGCGAAGTACGCTAGATCGAGGAAGTCCGCTTGTTGGTAAGCCGAAATATCCTTCATTGAATAAATCGATTTGCCGGTCTTGCGCTCCCACTTAGCCCATTCGGGTAAGCCAGCAAGATAAGTGACTTCCTCGCCGTTCGTATATTTGATTGTAATATTTAGTTTCATTGCTCCCGATTCCTATCTCTTAGCTGAAAGTCTCTGTGACTTCACCCTTTGCGATTTTGAAGGTGAAGGAAACTGTTTGTGCGTCGATTCCTGATCCGCCAGCAGTTGGGAACTCTGGGAGGATTGGGAATGAGAAGACTGCGCCGGTGGCGGCAGTCAAGCTGACTGTGATGTTGGTATCTGGCGCAGACTCAGCGGCGGCCCAAAGTGCCTCGCATACTGAGTTAGCCTTGCCCCAATCGGCGAGCATATCGAGCTGGAAGGTTCCTTCGATATTGACTGTCTTGTAAGCCTCGCCGTCGAGTGTCTGATAAGTCTCGCGAACGTTTGTCTTTGTCAAGACTGCGTTTGTCGCTTGGGCTTCAATATCTGTTCCACCTGTGAAAGATAGCGAAACGTCGCGACCAGTAATTACTACTGTTGCCACTTTTTCTCCTTAGTTAGTCTGTGTGTAATAGGTGGAAACGCGAATATCTGCAACCAATAAATTGACTG